TGTTATTAGTTGTTTCTGCGCCGTTGCTTTAAACTCTTTAAACTTCTTAAATACATTACCACCTTTTGTTTTAGAAGTTATAGTTACTGTAAAATAGAAAGAGTTAGTTCCTACAATATCATAGCTAAATGTTGAGCCCTCTTTCTTATCCTCTGCTTGCATTAAAGCAAATAACTTTTTATGTAATGCGCCACATCCCTTATTAATTGTTCTATCTAAAGACTGTAATCCTGCTGGAGTAAGTGCGCTCTTAAAAAGTTCTATATCATTGTAGCCTTCTCTTCGAGCCATTTCTTCCCAAGTCTGATTTATTGTTGCAGATTGGATAAGGCTAATTGCATGAACTTTTTTATCTGAGTAAAATAATCTAAAGTCTCCCGCCGAGTCTTTCAAATACTCGTAAAGGTCTTTATCTAACTGTTGCATTGCTGCAGTAGACATTAGAAGTTCTTATAAAGGTCTAAGACCCGCTTAATATGATCTGGAAAATCCACATTATCACTCATTGATGAAGTACCTCTATTTTGGACACTTGCACCTTGCATAGTTCGTCTTTCTTTATATTCGTCTTTTAAGTAATAAGTTATAAGATCTGCAACCGCTAGTTGCAAATCTTTGGGAGTAGTCTCGTACCCTGCTGTATATACAATCTTAACGGCACCAGGCCCTCTAGGCCAGTTCTTGTAGTTAGTGCCAGATGTAGTACGAATTACACTATCTGTATCGCTATCTAAATAATATTCTGTATTAGCTGTAGTAAGGGTCTTATATGTGCTAGAATAACCTTCTCGCTCTTGTACAGAAACAATGGTATTAACAGGGCTTTCAGTTAATTGGACTAGATAAGTATCCCAATTGATATTGAAAGTTTCTGTTTTATTCGCGGAGTAATAATCTGTAATATTATTACCACAATAGGTTTTTACTAATGGACTCACAGAATCTATAAGCGCATCTATACGTCCGTCCTCCTTCACACTCTGTGAAAGATTTTTTAACGCTTTATATTCGTCTCTTGTTATTAAGTCTGCCATAAGTCAATTAGTAAAAACCTGGGGAGAGCCGAAGCCCTCCCCACGAGTTAATATTTAATACACCAAATTACGTTGCGGCGTATCTTACTGCAACTGCTGGCTCATCTGCGCCTGCGCCTGCAACTAGCTCTTCAAATCCTCTGGATTGTGAAGCTACAACTGCAGTACGTTGACCTGCTACTTCGTAGTCAGTCTCAATACCTACAGACTTCAGTCGAGGCATCAAGTAGTTATGTACGTTAACTGCACAAGCTGCTGTGCTGTTAGCTGTACGAGCGATTTGATCACTCACAACTACAGGAGATCCATAGATAGATCCGACCTGACCAACTACCTTCATAGCGATATCACTGCCAACTTCAGATATATCTGAGAAGGCTGCGTCTGCGATAAGGTTGAAATACTCTTCAACATTAACAACGTATGCTACGTCATTAGGATTGACTCCGTATTTACCCATTTCAGAACGAGCTGATAGCAAGTTTGCACCAGTAAGTGCACCTGAACCGTCAAGAGCTAGAGCAGTTCCGCCCCAGATATCGGCTAGTTCAGTACCTGCGAAGTCAGTACCTGCTCCACCAACTAGACCTGCTTGATTAGCAGTACCCAGTAGAATAGAAGCATCGATAGCGCGAGCATGAGCTCGTGCAAGTGCTGATAGAATCCAAGGAAGGACGTTAACAACAATTTGCTCATCTGTATCATTGGCAATGAATGTACCAGAGATCAAACGATAAGCATTAAGTGTTACACGATTGATGTGATAGTTATTATCGCTCGCACCTTTCTCTTCCAAGAGATTCGCAGTAGTTTCTAGACCAGTAGCGTTCCAGTTTGCATTCTCAGTATCTGGAATGACTGGTAGCACTGTAGCACCTGACACGACGGCCATCTCTTTGAAAAGGTTAGCAACCTTTTGCTCAAGTCGTACTTCTTCTTCGAAAGTAGAAGATACGCTTGCGTCCAGGCCGATACCAGTTGAGGCGTCATAGGTAACGCCTGCTTTTTGCATGATACCTTGGGCATAGTCAGTATTCCAACCTTTACCAGTAATCTTTCCTAGAACTGAAGCATAGAGAAACTCTTTGCCCCACTTAGAAATGTTACCGTCGCCACGGTCTGCAAAAACTCGCTTAGACTCTTGTAGGCGGGAAATTTCTTCCTTCTTCTCTTCAAGATCTGATTTGTAAGTTTTGAGAACTTCTTCGATCTCAACATCTTTCGCTGCTAGTTTTGCCTCAACATCTTTGACAAGTCTCTCAGCTCCAGTTTCAACCCCTACTCTAATAGCAGTTTTAACTGTCTCTTCTTGCTTTACTTTTTCTGCAGTCGCTGCTTCAACCTTTTCGGCTTCAACTTTTTCTACAGCTTTTTGCTCGGCTTGCTTCATTGCTATATTAGTAGCAGTTTGTTCTGCTACCTGTTTAGCAAAAGCTTCCAAGTCGATTGCGGGAGTATTAGCTTCCGACATTACGATCTCCTCTTGCACGGATTGCTCCGTCTTTACCGGTGTATTACTAGCTATGCTGGATGATCTCTCATCTTCTTTAGCCAGAGACTGACCGGCTAGATCTACACGATTTGTGAAAGTTTTCTTGAAATCTTCATACTCTGTAATAGAGTTAAAAGACTTCGCTAAAGAAAAGGTAGCTGCCTGATTGCAGGGCACGGAAACAACCGAGACCTCAAACAATTCAGCATCCTTTATCATAAGTCCGTCAGTTTCCTCGATATAATCAGCGTCCTTGACTCGGAAACCAACAGAAAATGCTCCAAGAACCCCATCCTTAACTAAGTCACACACACCGTTAGGGGCGGACTTACTAATTTTTGCTTCTAATTCCAGACCTTTGTCTGTAACCTTAATTCCTGTGGCGCGACCGATTGGTTGGTCGTAGTTATGATTAAAAAGAATAATAGGATTATTCTTGAAATTAGCCAAACCACCTTTACCCCAAGCGTCTGCATTGATGCTATCTCCAGCTCTATCGAAGTCTGCAGTACTTGCCATGCCGCGTATTTTTACACTACCATCATCCTGCTCTTGAGATTTAAAGGTAGAGGTTAAATTAAAAATTTTATTCATTCGTTTCATTCCGTCCAGTAGTAAGTTTTATGCTGCTCATACTAGGCTTGGGAGGTTTAGGAATTTTTGATTTAGGGAAAACGGGCTTATCTCCAAACAAGTTTCCTTTATCCTTATTTCCAATATCTTTTTGAATATTTGGGTACTCAGAATTTATATACTTAAACAGCATACTCCACCCACCCATAACTTTCTTTATCTCTTTAATTGAATAAGGAATATCAGACTGTCTACTATACTCTACAGAAGATTCAAATACTTTCCCCTTCTTAATGTAATAGTCAGACAAAGTTGCTAACATTTTTTTCTTTTGTATACTACTCATCGTTTGCTGCCTCTACAGGAGGTGCGGAAGCTTCTTCTTCCTGTGCTGGTCTACCACCTTCATCTGGATTTGATGCGCTTCCTGCAATGTTTGCTGGAATTCGCAACTCGTCATTACCTTCAATAGGTTCAAAACCTATCGCGTCTCTTGCTTCGTTAGGTGTAATGATTCCACCATTTACTAGAGAAGAGTAATATTGTGATTGATCTCTCAATTCTGGCTGTAACGCTGGAATGTTCGTTACATCTTCTTCTAGTTGAAATCCGAAAAATCTTTCATATGCAAAGTTTATCTTTCGTACTATAGGTAATATAGTCTCTAAGTAATACAACCTCATGTTAGGTCGTATGTTTGCGTTATTTCCTGAGTCTAATAGTAGTGGGGGCACTCCTAGAGACTTAAGTATGATTCTCTCATTCTCTGTTATAGAACCTTGAAAATCTAATTCTTTAAAGTTTACATTTGAGATCGAATCTACTTCGAGACCACCATCTAGGATTAAAGGTCTTCGACCTCCTGCGTCAGGACGGTATCTAGTACTCCAAGACTGAAGCATTCTCTCTTTAATCTTCTCTGACAAAGTATTAGGGCTTTTTAGCACCAAGCCAGGGACTGCCCCATTTTTGAAAAAGTTATCTTGAAACTTTCTCATACTTGTCATCAATTGCATTGTACGCAATGCAGGGCTTAATCTAGGCACCCCTCGATATATAGAAAAGAACGAATTCTCTTTAATATGAATAATTTCTGACGGCTTATATACAAGGTCTCTTTGAAACGTGTAACTTTCTATATAAGTAGATTCACTTGCATTAATCGTCATCTTGTCCGATGGAAGATGATATAAGTGAACGCCATCATAGTAGACAAAAATATTGCCATCTAGTATAAAATCTATAACCAAGTTTCTGCGGAATGTGTTTATGTCTTGAAACGGATTCGGCTCTTGGTTTATTAAAAGGTCAACTTTCGCTCTTTTAATGTTTTTAACAATACTCCTACCTTTAATAGCAGTACCGACTTTTGTTCTGATCTCAGCCGTGTCATCAACTATCATATTGACGCCACGATTTACTATCTCTAATTCTTCGTAAGCTCTCTTGTATTGAGTAATAGGCTCACGGCTACTAGTAGTTTTATGTTCGTAAAACTCCTGAGCGGGATTCAGTTTCTCTTCTACATCCCTTCCTAATAATCTATCATACCAAGCCATGTTTATTTCTCTGTATTTCTACCCAGTTCTTCTGCTTCTTAGCGGTTGCCAGTGAAGGGTCTTTGCCGTATATAGAATGAAGCTTTAAATGGTGCGCATGGCATAGCGTAGTTGTATGTTCGTAGAGTTCTGCCGAGTGCTCTTGTATAAACTCATCCCTAAAGTCTAAAACATCTTCAGGCTTCTTTTTATGTGTTTTAACCCATTTATATAGTAAAGGACTCAGACTATAAAAATGGTGAAAGTCTAAGTTAGACATTTCACCACAAATGTAACATTCAGTACCTTTTTTATACTTTGATTTCGCTCTATCTCTGATATATTTCACCAGATCTCTTTTTAGCTCTATCATTACTTTATTACCAAATTATATCGAAGTTGAGGATTTAAGTCAAATACTTTTTTTGTCATGTGACTCTAAAACCCGCTAGATACAGTTTCGAAAGAATATATCCCATATCTCAAAGCGTCTGCCATATGCGAAGCAAAATTATGTTTAGGCTTCTCGCGCACCAGATTAGGATTTGGGTCCCACTGATACTGATCTAGACATCTTAAGGTATGTTCACATCTCTGGTCCACAATTAAATTACTATTATCAATAATGGAAGCGATATGTCCAATTCCATCGGTCAAAGATTTTTTTGCGTTTATAGTTGATATGTCAAAATTTTGTGCGAAGTCGAAGCGAGTCTGTTGCGCTGCAGAGTCTATATAAATGTAGTCTATATCCCACTTCTTTATTAGCTTCTGTATCTCAGCAGCGTGCTTGTCAGTAGTACGCTCGGCATCCAGGTATTCGTCAAAAACATAAAATTTTTCAGAATCCCAATCATACCCTAATACGCAAAATGCAGTTGGATCTCTATAACCTACGTCCATCCCCGCTATCATATCCATCTTGGACGTATCCATACTTCTTAAGTCTGCGGTACTAGTCTCTGCATTGAATTTCCAAATCTGACCTTCGTAAGTATTAAAGTCAGCTTCGTACTCTTGTCTAAATTCTGCATCGCTCATTGTATTTCTAGCTTCATCAATGTCTGATTGACTCATACGAGGATTATCATGGTATGTAGCTTTAATAGATGCCCATTCTGGGAATTGATCGTTATAACCGCGATCATAGAATTCTGCGAACCAATTACTCTTACCACGAGGAGTAGACACGAAAATTGCTTTAGAGTTAGACTTATCTAGTGTAGGGCGTAGTGCTACGTTGAAAGCATCACGTCCGTCTCCAGATAGCGCCGCTTCGTCAAATATGATTAAGTCATATGATCGACCAACCGTAGAGTCCACCTGGTTTATAGATCCCATACGAACTGTCGAGCCATTACTTAACTCAATAATTTTATCTTTCGCGTTATCTCGCTTAACTTCCAAATCAAAGTGCTTGATAAGGTTTCTCTGCAAGTCAAAGGAGATTTGGGATAGTGCATAGTTGGGGGAGATGATAAGGATGTTAGAGTTCGGAACTAGTGATACTAGCTGACCGATTATGTTGGCTATGTATGTCTTGCCCTGTCGTCGAGATAGGGCAGCACATATAAACCTATACTTAGGATTACTTATCGCATTAATGATAGCGATCTGAGAAGCTAGAGGTGCTATACCTAACATCTCCAGGTAAGGAGACACAGGTAGTTTCAGAAACCGAGTTTCAGGGTTTAAGTCTAATATTTCATCGGAGGTTATATCTTTCCGACTAACTTGTATCGCCATTTATTAATAACACCTAACATTGTATTTAAATTGATCTGCGGTTCGTATAGAACGATAAGGAGCCCCTATACACGTAGGCACAGGCTCATTAACACTAACTTTGATTTCTGGCATCGCCGCGCAGCTAACTAGTAACAGTGCTACTTGGGCGATCCAGAATTTGAGTATAAACCGAACCATGCTGCCCCCGCTCCGACTATAACTGATATTAATCCAGCTTGCTCCATGGTAGGGGCTTCTAAAGCCATAAACCAAGTTGCGCTCATATATAATAGATAAATGTAGGTAGAGATGAAAACTCTAGGAAATATTCTCCAGCTATCAATAGCGGAAGCAAGTGCTTTAACACCTGCATACTTAACCGGGGCCTCTGCGGGTGCAGGACCTTCTGAAGCAGCGTCCTCCAACTCATCTATCTTTCTCAACATTGCTTGGTACTTGTCCAAGTCTACTTGTACTTCATTTCTTGTTGTATCATTCATAAAGACTGCTCCATTTTTCTAGTTTGGCTTTTTTAACTGCAATGCGCTCTTTTACTTCTTCAAACGTCATTACATCGTGTACTTGCATTAAATTTATTAAACATTGTACATCACCAACTTCTTCAATAAGGGCAGCTACTTTATGGGGCTCTAACCCATGCCTTACTATCTTCATACAGGCTTGAGTTAGTTCTCCACATTCCTCTGCTGTTAATATCATTAGCTCAGTAAGTTTTCGATCCAGCTTATCCATCTTTTTACCACTTTACCTTGTTAGCCCAGTATGCTGCCGACATTTTGCCTCTAGCGATATTCTTAGCGTGACGAGCCTTAAATGAAGCTCTCCTTGCTTTCTGAGCTGCTGATTTAGGATTCTTTCCAGCTCCTGTCACACCCTGTTGTCCAAATCGTATAGTCTTGATTTTAGTTCCTACTTTTGCTACAACGACATGGGACTTGGTACGGTGCTTAGGAGTACGCTTAGGTTTATTGTACCCTGAGACACCTGCTCTCTTTAATCTAGAAGACTTCTTAGTCTTTGCTTTAGCTCTTCTTTTTATAGGCATTTCTTGCCACCCTTCTTAGGCTTCTTCTTAGGCTTCTTACCATATCCTCTACCTTTTGGCATATATTATCTCCTACGTCTCCTGTGCTTTCTAAAAGCTATAAATCCAAAACAGTATAGGGTGAACCATGCACAGTAGTTTATAAACTTAAAACCGTTTACTTGTATAGCCGCATCCCTAAATAGTTTGTCACATTCTTTTTGGCTCATCTTAATACCTTTGTTAATCCCATCAGTTTTAAGTAAGCATTCGTTTGCGTAAGCGTAATCATGTATAAGGCCTGGTATTAGTAGTAAGCCGATAGGATTTAGTAAAAACCAGAAGGCTCGCGGTATAGAGGCTCCATCAAACTTAAATCCTGCTGGGATAACATATCCTGCGTCATTTATCCTAAAGTGCCAATCTCGGGCTATAATCCATTTTCTACTATTAGTAAGCCAAACCCATATTGCGGTAAAGAATCCACGTCCTTTAGTACGAATAGGCACTGGTTGGATCGTAGGCATTTTGTCATAAGTTAGTCTCATTCCTCGTAGTATTCCTCTTCATCGTCTTCATCAAAGTCATCAGGCTCAATTACTGTTTTACCAGAAATGTAATCTAGTGCGGAAGCTTCGTTATCAAACATTCGCACATCGTGGCCTGGTCTAGTAACATACCATATTCCACGTTTTGAGTGTATTACTGCGTCTTTCATTTAGTTTACCTCGCTATAAAACTTATGGGAACCAATTATTTTGAAATCGGTTGTGGCCCACTTTGGAGAAACTTCTACAGTATGATACCATAGTGCTCCTCCCGTAACATCAACTAGTCCAATACCGGAAACCCAAGTAGCAATTGCTACAGCGGAGTCCCATGACTCTCCAATTATAGGGTTGTCCGAGAGACCATCACAGTACCAACTAAACTGACATCGGTGTCGTTTCGGAAAGTTACCGATTGTCTCTCCCTGAGTTACTACATCACAAACATCAGAAGGAAAGCGTATATCCTTACTTCTATTCATTACAACTTGAGCCACAGCTACTTTACCGATTAAGGGCTCATTACGTGCTTCGAAATATACATTCAACGCTATACAAAATACAGCGGTTGAAATCACATTAATAGTGTAAAAACTATGCCAGCTAAGAATATTATAGTAGTAGCTCCGCCTGCTCTAATGATATTTTCAATTCTATCAAGCTGCCGTTCTAAATCTACTAGTCTAGAGAAATTAGTCCTCCATCGCTCCTCACATTGAACTTCGTGACTTGCTTGTTGAATTTCTAAATTCCTTATCCGTTCATCTGAGTTATCCGTTGTCATTTAGTAGCTTCTCCATCAACTTTCCGTAGTTTCCCTGTCCGAACGGTACTCCCTCATTTATTTGTACATTAGTTTGGGATTTGATACTAGTTTGATTTAATTTCTCTAAATCACCCTGAGCTTTTATCTCATCCATCCTCATTTTGTGTGCTTGCTGCAAAAGGTCGGCCAAATCCTTGGTAGAGTACATTCCAGTTTCTTGCGCTTCTTCCAATTTTGACTGAATCATCTCATCCATTACAGTTGCAATGTTTTGACGGTTACGGTAGCCCAAATCTAAATAGACAGTGTCGATGTATCTTTTAACCTCTCGTTTGTTTAAGGTTTCCACAACTTTATGTTCTGCTACTTGTAGGACCTCACAAACAGCTTTGATGTTGCCAAACTGTAAGTAGGAGTTAGCTACGTCTAGCCCTTCAGGAGAGATTATTGTTAATTCTTTAGACATTACCAAAGTATAGCGTGTTGGTGATGTTAAGTCAAGTATTAATTTTGGTAGTGTGATCATTATTAGGGTATTATAACACCGTTTATACTCACTACATTCTAATTGATGTTACACGTGCGGTGGTGCGCGCGCGCGAGAGATGAGAATGAGTCTCATTACCGCCCCCTACTGTTAATGCGATGAAGCGATAGATTAATGCGATGAAGCGAGTCGATAACGCTTGACTCTTTTCAATTCTTCCTGTACAATGTACTTAATAACTAAGGAAATTCAGATGAATAAAATACGAACAAAAAACTCTAACTCAAAATACTTTACCAAAAAGGGTAGGCGCGTTAATTACTATCAAAGAAAGATAGCTGCTAGGCTTGCTCAAATTGTTGAGGGTTACGCAACAGAAGGATGGATAACTCCAAGCGAATTTATACCAAGGAAAATTAAATGAAAGCTCACGAATACACAATGAATGCTCGCGAACGTGAAATGCATATGATTAAATTAGAGCTTTGGAAGGAAGACCAAGATCTGCCACAAGATTTTGATGGCGAGGATTGCCTTCTGGCTATTGAGTCAAGGTATGGTCGTCAAGCCTTCACCAAAGGCACGGAAGGATTTATGTTGAGAGATTGGATTTGTGAATGGCTTTTCGATAGGAGATGGAGATGACATTTCTATTTGTTATATCGGTTATGCTAATACTAATGTTTTTGACTAGAGGACAGATTAAATGATTAATGTATATAGGTACGCTGCTGATTGTGAGGATAGGGATGATTATCTGGACTACTTATCTGAGATTTATAATGTACCTTTGGATGATGTTCAGCTAATTGCTGAGCTATTGGGGGAAGGGGAAGACTTTGATGGGCTACCTAATACGCTACAGGACATGGGGCTTTAGCGACCCCGCCAGCGCCGTACCACAGCGCCGTCCAGTGAATGCGACTCATTCGTATTTGGACCGCATCCGCACTGCCCCGCCCGCTAAGTCATTGATTTCATTAGAGTTTTTCCTGGGGGTCAGGTCACACATTAAAGGCGCTCAAAACTACTGTATAAATGAACAGGTGAATTGTTACACTTTGTTACAATAAACCTCTTGACTTTTAGGCGGGAATATGGGATAATAGCTTTAATGAATAGGGGATTATATGAGACGAAGCGAGAGAATAACAAGACGAATAGACTTGCTATTTTCTGTGAAACCTGTATAATGTACTTATCAGCTAGGGAATCCTTCTCTAGCAAATTTAGGAAATAAAACTTATGTCAATTAAGAAAAATGAAGTAAACTACACGTCTGAAATGGTCTCTGAAATAGCGGCTATGACTCCTATCAACCTTGAGAAAGCGAAAGAGCTTTCTGTACTTTTAAACCGATCGGTTCGTTCTATCATAGCGAAAACCAAGCGCGAGGGAATAGATTATATTTCCGTAAAACCCGCTGCCAAGCGCGTTAAAGGTAAAACAAAGGCTGAGTTGGTGGAAGCTATCTCAAAAAAGATCCAAAAGCCTATGGACGGGCTAGAAAAAGCTCCGGCTTTGGTTCTAGGGGAGTTGTTAGCATCTTTATAATCGCTCTTAACTGGATGGGAGCAGCGGCTTTAGCCGTTGCCCCTTTCATCATCACAACGGTAGAAGGTCAGGCTCTTGCAGCCACCGGCCTAATTCTACTGACTAGGCAAGCCATAGCAAATAAGTTATGGAATCTGGTCGCACTTAACCTAATTGGTGTCATCGGATACCTAACAACGCTTCTTGGAGCAATATAAATATGAATACAATTATTACATCAAAAACTACCGTCCAAAAATCTGAATTCCCTTTCGAGGAAAATTCAGACAATGGGATCAACTATCTTTGGCAATTACTTAATCCTGAAGTCCTATGCAGCGGCTTGCTAGATTATAGCGTTCTAAAAGATGGTTTTGCAAAACATACCTATACGGGTGACAAGGCGGATGTCGAATCCCGAATTAAAAATACTCTCTATGATATGGAACGAAAATCCGGTATTA